GCATAAGGAATTGGAAATTTCCGATTTGACCATTGCTTTGCTAAACATTAACGCGGATCTCGTTCAGCAACATCTTGAAAAGGATGAACTCTATCGTTGTCTTGATAACATTTTCCAAAGAATCAATCCATATCTACCTGAGGACATGAAGGTCAATCGCTTTCGTTTCTCGAAGTTCAACGATTCTGTATTGGCAGAAGACACAAGGGAATACTATCGTTATTTCATTGATGAGATTCTATCTGCCTGCAACAAGATTGAAGACAAAGTGACACGCAACTACTATACTGGTGGCGGAATAAACAAGTTGGAAATCTTGAAGCGTCGTTACAGAAAGAACTGGGGCGATATGAACCGTTCTGTTGAAGTTAAGACAACAGACGCAAATGATAATGTCTTTGAGGTTATCATTAAGGAAGCATAGTGAGACACGTTGAGCTAACATTGCTGTCATATCAGAAAGAATTTATCAGGAGGGTCAATGATCCTCTTGTTATTCTGTGTGCAGGTGTTTCAGCTGGTAAAACTAGAGCTGCTGCGGTTTGGGTTATCTTGGAATGTCTCAAGAAGAAGAGCCGTATCATTGCAGGAGCACAGACTCACAATGCTCTTGAAAAAGTTCTGTTTCGTGAGATTGAAATGCTCCTACGCAAATTTGGAGTGAACTACAAGTATAACAAGGGACAGTACTTCCAGTTAGAAAATGGTTCGGAAATCTTCGGAGCGACAAACGAAAACCCTGTCGCTGTGTTGGGTTTTACTGATATTGACGGTGCTATCATAGACGAAGCGGCTTACGCTTCGGAAGATTTCTTTAACTATACTGCTGACCGTTTGAGAGGTGAGAACATTAAGACACCAAAGATCCGTCTGATTACCTCACCATCTAATGCCCTTGCTTCAAAGTGGTTCAAGGATCTGTGCATGAAGCACCCAGATGCTGTCATTCATGCTACTTCACTAGAGAATAAGTATACATCAGATGAATTCAAGCAACAGTTGATTGACCGTTATGGATTGGGAACACCTCTATATCGTCAACAGGTATTGGGCGAATTCATTGAGACAGATACATCTGATGCTTTGATAACACCAGATAAGTTTGTGGGTTCACCAACATTAGATCCTGGTGCATGTGTATGGATTGGCGTTGACATTGCCCGATTTGGCGTGGACAGAACTTGTATCATCGTAAGAGATCATTCTAAAGTGGTTGACATGAGCATACTGCATCAAGCAGACTCACATGCTATCATATCGGAAATCAAGAAACTGTCTGTCAATAGAAATGTAAAAAGAATTTATCTAGACGGCACTGGTGGTTATTCTTCCGGTGTCTATGACATATTGAAGATGGAAATGGATAACGTCTTCGAGGTCAACTTTGGTGGCAAATCACCCGATGATCTATGCAGCAATAACCGTGCATATATGTATCGTAAACTCAAGGAAGCAATTGAGAGCGGATTCTACGTAAAGGATAAAGACCTGATTGAGGAAATCTGTGCTCAACGATTGAAGTTGAACAACTCTGGTCTGTTCCAACTGGTGCCTAAAGAAGATGTTAAAGAATATCTTGGTGGTAAATCTCCTGACCTTTCCGATGCATTGGCACTGTCATTCTATAGCAACGAGAAATTAGAGAGCCAGATTGCGTCTGCTGAACGTTGCCAACAGATAGCGTCCTTCTTGTTCAGATAGATGTATAACAACATAGATGTATAAATATCCTAGGAGATTTTTATGGCAAAGAAGAAGACTTCAGATAAAGATATCATCAATAAGATCAAGGACTTCTTGTCTAGAAGTTCCGAGTATTATTCTACATTCATCAAGCGAAAGAAGCGTGACTTGGAGATCTATTCTGGTAATTTCTGGTCAGATGACGTGATTAAGGACACTGACCGTACCGGCAGACTTTGTAAGTCATTTACAATGTACCCCAAGTACTGCAACGCTATCATTTCACCGTTCAACAAGTCACCTTATCATGCTGACCTTGAAGATCCGAATGGTACATTTAAAGAAATTCAGGAACAGTTGGACAGAATTGAGAATGGTTCAGACGTAAAGTTTATCATACAGCAAGCCTTGAAACATGCGTGCGTTCAGGGAACTGGATTCTTCATACTATCAACGAGCGACAACAAGATCGTTCCTGAAGTCGTTAGGGATGTTGCTCAAGTCGCTATGGATCCTGGCTGTCAGGATTTGTCAGGTGCAGACGCAGAAGAAGGCGCTATCGTTAACATTATTCCATTGAAAAAAGCAAAAAGAATTTATGGTGACGACATTACAGTAAGAGATGATCGTTACTTGCTGTCTAACTTTGGTGACCAATGGACTTGGGGTAGGGACATGATTCCTGTCGTTTCATACTATAAGATGAACGAAAAGGGTACTGTTTCTTACTACAAAGTATGTGGCGATAAAGTAATTATTGATGGAATCGAGATCCCGACTACACGAATTCCGATCTTCAGAATTTGCTTCAACGAAATCGTTAGAAATAACAAGATTGACTATAACGGAATCGTTGACATGACTGCAGACCTGCAATTTGGAATGAATTTGGGCTATTCTACACTACTAGAAAGAGCAAATAGAACTCCGAAAGCAAACTTTATGATGCCTGCTAAAGCATTGGATGGACTGGACGAATTCTATAAGCGTTTACAAACGAAGGAATCTTTGGTCTGTCTCTATAATGGCGATGTAGCACCGACTCCAATCGTCGAACAGTATCAGACTCAAGACTTAATGGGAACGATCCAAGCCTGCAATGACTTGATGTCAAATACGATTGGCGTTCCTTCTCAGGGCATAAATCCTGCTACTAGAGATCAGACTGCTACAGAGATTCTCGTTCAGCAAAACAATTCTGAAAGCAATCTTGATACTCTCTATAGCAACGCACATGATGCTATTTACCAGATGAATAAGACAATCATCGAGATTCTATGCTGGCAGAATAACATTGAAGAAATGCCTGAGTTTAAGCTCATAAATGGACCACAAGTAATTACCAAGATGATGAAACGTCGTCAGGAATTGCTTGCTATTTCTAACTTGGTTGACGAAAAGACCAAGAAGATCATTGCTAAGGCATACGTTGAGACACTCGATGATGAAGTAAAGACACCGCTTCTAGCTGACATTATTGCTAACACAGAAGACGTTACATTCTTGAGCGACAGTACTGAGAATGAAGATCCTCGTGCTTACGCTACATTGCAGAAGATGAACAATGTCTTGATGGCAACTCAGGATGAACTTGAACGTCAGGTTGCTATCAATGCAGAAATGAAGAAAGAACTTGACCAGTTGAACTTGCAGCTAATCAACGCTAAGGAACAGCACATACTTGAATTGAGAAAGCAAGATCAGGATTACTCTATTGCTAAGGCTAAGTTGAATCTTGATGCTGAAAAGGTTGCTGTAGATGTAGAGTCTAAGGCTGCTGATGCTGATGTTAAACTTCAGACCGAGAATATCAAGTTGGAAAAAGAATTGATGTCACTCGAGAATAAGAAGATGGACATTGCTTCAAAGGCTATGGACCGAGTAACTCAGGCTGGTAACATTGGAGATAATGAAAAGTGAATTGGATCGGATACACCCCATACGAGCAGTTCATGCTAACAGTCTCTAAGACTAATCCAGCATTAGCTGCTCAACAGTCGCAAAGTGAGCAGACATTCAATGTCACTCCTGCGACTGTCCCATACATGAATACTCCACAGCATGCAAGATCTACATTCATACGTCAGATGCGATACTTGCCGACTTCTAATACGGTATTCGTGACATTGGGTAATTCTCAATATTGGTATCCTTGCTCCCAGAGAATGCTTGCTCAATGGTTGACATCCAATTCTCTGGGTAGATACTATAACAATCATGTAAAGGTTAGATAGGAGATTAACATGCACAATCGTAAGACTGTTCGAGATCTTATCGTTGACGCTCTAGACCAAGCAAGAGTGGTCAAACGCAATCAGCCTATTCCTGGTGACATATTCGTTTCGGCATTGATGTTGCTACAGAATAGACTTGCTGAATACGGTAATACGAATTACCTTCAGTTCCTGAGAAAGGAATTGAATTTCATACCAACCAAGGCAGCAATGACAATTGGTGAGTACTTGCTCAAGGATGAAATTGAAGACGTTATCTTGGTTGAGACTGAAGATGAAAAGCCGAATCCCATGACGCTTCAAGATGGCGATAAAGTATTCGTAAAGAATGATCATAAAGGTTATCGCGTAAGACGTAACAGTGGATCATCTTATACATACGTGCCTGTTGATGACGCAGATGTTATTTGGTTTGACAACTGTCCAGACATTGAGGCAGATAACCTTCAGGAAGTAACGCGAGTATTCATTCGTCCGATTAACTCACCTGCAACGTATGATCGTAACTGGCATGAATTGAAGTTCGTTGCCTATGAAGATTTCTATGATTACGATAGACAACGCAACATCTTTACTGTGGTTCCTGAAGGCGATACATGCCAGAAGTTGATGATCCGTGAACAGGTCTTGAACATGGGATATGAAATGAAGGTCGTCTACAATGAACATTACGAGATAGACGAGAACACAGTATTCAACATTCCTGCACAGTTCATTTCATTGTTTACTGCTGCACTTGTGGTTGACCTTGCAAGACAGTATCCTCGTATGAATGACCAGACTGTTGCTCTACTTCAGGATAGATTGAGCAAGTTGGAAGAAAACGTTCGTCGTTCGTCAAGTGTGAATAAGTTCATTGGTCGAGACGTTCAGACACTCACACCGTTGAACTATGACTCATTTGCGGATGGTTCATACCTAGGTCTATAAGGAGTTGACATGCCTAATGTACATTTAGTATCAAACCTTGTTGGTGGTTGGAACAAATCCGATGTACGTCTAGCTAACTTGAGCGAGGCAGTTAACCTTTATAGCGAAACTCAAGGCGATGGTGCTACAGCTCCTGCTATTCTTCGCTCAATTCAAGGTACATCGTTGCTATTGAAGATTAGCGACAGACCTTGCCGTGGTATGTTTGAATGTGCTAGAGGTGCGGATGGATTCCCACTTCTATTTGCAGTATTTGGAACGACACTTTACTGTATCAAGTTGGAAGAAGGCGAATGGAATGCCTATGAAATCTATAATCAGTTGACGAACGTTGATACTCCTGTGGGTATGTGTGAGACTGGAGGCGAAGGTTCAGCACATCCTCACTTGGTTGTCGTTGATGGAGCAAACGTAATCGTATGTAATACAGAATTGTCTGTATCCGATATGCGAGATCCTGCTGCAGATGGTTGCAGAACTATTGCTTTGCCTTATCGAGTTCGTCAGGAAGATAAAGACAATCCTTCTCAGAGAATCGTTCCTACTCACTGTGCGTATTGCTATAACTACTTGATTGTGAATGACGAAGGAACCGATGCTTTCTATACTTCCTATCAGTATCCGTTTGAACGACTTGACGGCAATGAGATAGATTATGACATCTTCATGATTAACAGTACTCGTCCTGGTGAACAAGGCTATAAGGATTACGGATTCGTAACTTACGCTGAATGGTCACCCGACAATGTTACTGCTCTTTGCTCAAATAACACATACCTTTATACATTTGGTCCGAAGAGTTCACAGATATTTACATACAATGCAGACGTTGACTGTCCGTTTGTCTCACCAACGAATGCAGCAAACAGCATTGGTATTAAGGCAGTTCGCTCACTGGCAATGGTTGGCGATTACGTATTCTATCTTGCTTCATCTGCTATCGGTGAGAATGGAATCTATTACTGGAAAGGCAATCAGCTCGTTCGTTGCTCAACACCTGATGTAGAAAGATTGATTTCTGGATTCGGTAATCCTTCTGATGCTATCGGTCAGTGCTGGTTGGAAAACGGTCATACATTCTATGCTTTGACATTCGTTGATGATGACTATACATTGGTATATGACATACTCGAGAATCAGTGGCACAGACGTTCTTCAAAGGATCGTTACACAAATGCTCATCATGCTTGGAGACCACAGTTTGCCTTGTTGCATCAGAGTAAGTTGATGTTTGGAACGAAGGACGGTTGCCTAATCTATCTCGATCCGAACAAGTGGAATGAATATGATGGACGTCCAATGATTCGCATGAGACGTTCAGGAATGATGTTTGACAATTATGTATCATACTTCTTGGATTCTCTACGCCTAGTCTGCAATAAAGGTGACTTCGATGATCCTACTTTGACACCGCAGATCATGATGAGATACTGTGATGAAGGTGGAGACTGGAGTAACCAAGAGATCGGTTTGATGGGTAAGCAAGGTCAGTATAACTTTGATGTCGAGTGGTTCAACCTTGGACTTCATAGAATACTTTGCGTTGAAGTATCTGTTTCTGACCCAGTCAATTTCTGTATCATGGGCGGTAAGATTCAGTATTCACTATGTGACCAACCTTAAGGAGGTACCGTGAATTTACAGAATAAGATACAGATAAATGATATTTCTCAATTCTCCGATGAGTCCGAGGTTTGTCTCGGTACCGTCGGACGTTGGGGTAAGTATCAAGACCGAACATATAGAATTACAATCATGAAGGACGTTGTATTCGTTCATACATGGGCAGACAGTCAGATTGAGTTACTTGCTCACATGCCGTTCAAGTATACAGATGATGATGGTGAACATACCGTGGACGAAGACGCTAACACAATTTCAGTTAAAGGAATCTGTACATTTTCTTATGTGTATAGATAATTACAATGGAGGTTTAACATGGGTGCAGCTAATGTAATGGGTTCAATGGGAGCGGGTGCTGCTGCTGGTGCATCCTTTGGTCCATACGGTGCCATCGCTGGTGGTGCTGTTGGTTTGCTCGCTGGTATCTTTGGCGAATATGAAAACGCTAAGAATGAACGTGAGCGCCGTGAAGCAATTGAGAAAGCAGCTCAGCAATTTAACATGGACATGGCTGAAGCAGAACAGATGCTTCAGAATTACTACAAAGAAAACAAAGCGATTGGTACTCAACAGGACATTCAAACCTATCGCGATCTTGTAGACAATTATGATCCGAATGAATTCGTCTATGACTATGATGATTTCAATTATGACAAGACTGTAGATGACTTCTATGGTCCGAACCGTCAGGCTATCATTGATAAGACTGCTGATGCTGTTCAGAGTAGAGCAGCTGGTGCAGGTATTGGTAGAGGTACTGGTGGAGCAAATATGATTGCTGCTGCAGTTGCCGATAAGAATGAAGATCTATACCGTGACGCACAGAACGCTCTTAATCAGGATAGACAGTTTGCCTATAACGTTTGGAATGCTCAGATTCAGCAAGGACAGAATCGTCTCAATCAGTTGCAGAATGCCGTCAATACTCAAATTGGTATGTATGGTAACCTTGCTCAAGATTATCAGGATTGGCAGTCTAACATGATGCAGCAACAGTTGGATCTACAGCAGAATAAAGCAGCAAACAAGTTGAATGTTTCACTTGCTAGCATCTAAGGAGTAAACATGGCAGGAAATAATTTTACAATTCCTCTTCTGAATCCTGATTTCATTGGAGTATCTCAGGCAGCAAGAAACAGAAACGATCAGTTGTATCAGAATGCTTATAACAACTTGATTGGATCGTTCAATTCTATCGGTCAAGTTGGTCGAGATTATTCTAATCGTAAATTCACAGAAGAAGAGGCTGAGAAACAGAGACAATTTCAGGCAGCCGAAGCAGCAAAGGCTAGACAGTTCCAAGCTGCACAGCATGAAAAAGATCTTGCTGCACAGTCTGCTTGGAATAATCAAGTACGTTCACAGGAACAGGCTAAACTTGCTGCAGCTGAGAAGGCTACTGCTCAAGAACAGTACGCAAATCTTATTGCTGGTCCTGATACTCCTGCATCTAGAATGATGCTAGGACAGCTTGTCAAGAAATATCCTGACATTGACCAGTATGAGACAGGTGAAACCGTTCCTTTGATCTTCCCTAACGGTGGACAACCAGTTAAGAGAAGCATTTTGGAAGATACTTTGGCAAAGAGAGACGCTGATGCTCTTGAAGCAAAGAACGTTGCTCTTTATAAGTCTCGTATTCCGACTGTTTTTGAGAATCCTGATGCCGTTGCTGCTCAGATTGAGGACATTAACAAGCAGCCTTTCGCTACAAACTATAAGACTGATCTCGTCAACTACGTAAACGGTATCAGAACAAATGAAGCAAGACGTAACGATGCAGTTCAAGGTGCAGTTGCTGGATTTGTCGGTAAGTCTACAGGCGAATCTCTTGAAAAGCAGAAGGCAATAAAGGACGCACTTGCCAATCCTATGCCAACTACAGAACAGCGCAAGTTGCTTGTTGCTGAAGGTTATCATTGGGACAAGAACAAGCGCAAGTACGTCAAGTAAGAGGGTATAATGAATAAGGATACATTGCTAGATTTCCTTGGACAGTATGACCAAGACCTTTATAACGAATTGATGAATACCGACGATGTTCAGGGATTCGTCAATCGTCATGTAAAGGATCTTCAGTCATTCCCGGGATATGCAGAAATCGAGAAAGGACCAGAAAAGACTCCTAAAGAGAAGGTCAAGGAAGCCTTTACTTCGTATGAAGACAACAATCCTTATTACGTTGAAGAAAAGGCTCAGTTGCTCAACCTCAAACCCGATGAAGTCAATTCATTGCTTGCTGAACTCGCTGCTGAACAAAAAGCCGCAGAAGAATATCAAGCACAGCAACAGTTGATGTATGATAGACAGCAGGCAGTTAATGATTACCAGCATTCATATCTTGGTATGGACACTGCTAATCCCGTCAATAAGATACTCAACTGGGCAGCAGACAAGATCATCTCAAATGACACGCGAAATGCAATCATTGAAGATCCTAATAATACTGCTCGAATTGTTGGAAATGCTGCAGTTGACATTGGTGGTACTGCTGCTGATTTCATGCCTGGTATCGGTGGTATCGTAGTTGGACCTGCAATCCGTACTGGACGTGACATTGCGGAAGATAAGGATCTTGCAGACATTGTCGTTGACCGTGGTGCAGATCTTGGTGCTAACTTGGTCTTGAATGAAGGTCTTAAGGGAATTCCTGGTGTTCGTGACTTTGGCCCATTGAGAAAG